GCGCCAAGGCATTAAGCCTGTGGTGAACAATGGCCCACGAACAGCCAAGCCTGGTGCAGCTGGTCGGGTTTCGACAACAACTGAGAGTGTGCGAGCAAAGCAGCGTCTTGCAAAAACTGGTCGTATCGATGATGCGGCTTCTGCAATTGAACATTTATTGAAATGAGGAAATTATGGCTATCGTAAGTAACACGTTCTTGACCTATTCGGCCAAGGGCATCCGCGAAGATTTGAGCAATATCATCACAAATATTGCACCTGAAGAAACGCCTTATATGTCAAACATTGGCCGTGAAAACGTGTCCAACGCATTGTTTGAATATCAGACCGATACATTGGCCGCAGCTGCTGCCAATGCCCAGTTAGAGGGTGACGATGTTGCATCGTTTGACTCTGTGACTGCCACTGTGCGTTTGCAAAACTATGCACAGATTTCACGCAAGACAATCATCTTGTCAGCTACTGAAGAAGTGGTAAACAAGGCAGGGCGTCGCAGTGAACTGGCCTACCAAATCGCGAAGCGTGGCGCGGAATTACGTCGCGACCAAGAATTCGTGATGTTGAATGGCGGTATTGCTGTCGCTGGTGATTCGACAACTGCCCGTGTGACTGCCTCTTTGGGTGCGTTTATCAAAACGAACACAGACAAGCAGACCAATGGTGTTGATCCATCTTACACAACGCTGCCAAACAGCGCCCGTACAGATGGCAACGTGCGCACATTCACTGAAACCATTTTGAAAAATGTGATTCAGAAAGTGTGGACACAAGGTGGTACACCTAAGATTTTGATGTGCGGTCCTGTTAACAAACAGCGCGTGTCATCTTTCACTGGTATTGCTTCCAGCCGTTTCAACATTGATGGCGGTGCAAAGCCTGCCACATTGGTCGGTGCAGTTGACATTTATGTCTCTGACTTTGGCAATGTGCAAGTGATTGCAAACCGCTTCCAGCGTGAGCGCGATGCATGGGTGATCGATCCTGATTACGCCAAGATGACTGTGCTGCGCCCTTACCAGCAAGTTGAATTGGCCAAGACTGGCGATGCTGAAAAGCGTATGCTGATCGTGGAATGGGGTCACAAAGTGACAGCTGAAAATGCCCATGGTCTGGCAGCAGACTTGGTTACTTCTTAATCGAAGCAAAGGAAAGGGCCAGGGAAACTTGGCCCTTTTTTTAACATGATTCACAAAAGACTATTTAGCGAAAACAAAGATCAAGGCATCAAACGAATCTGGCATGAGAATGCTGAAACTGGCGATGTGACCATTGAGACCCAACAAGATGTCACAGCGGTGATTGAGGCCAACAAGGCCATCTATAACGCTGTGGATGAAAAAGCCAACTGGACTGGTGAGTGGCACTTGGTGGCATCCATCCCCGAATCCCTTTTTTACAAGATGAAGGCCGAGGGCAAGATCGATGACCAGGAGTACATGAAACGCTGGCTCAACGATTCCGACAATAAATTTTTTAGAACTCGCCCTGGACAAGTATGAATTACATTGCAGTCTGCACACCGGCCCGTGATCAGGTCCACACAAATTACACATATTGCATGGTCAATATGGTGGCTTATCACACACTCAACACGACAGACGCTATCAGTCTGAAATTGATGCAAGGCACGATCATTCAAAACCAAAGGGCTGACCTTTGCTTGGATGCCATGGCTGAAGGCTGCACCCACATCCTTTTCATTGACTCGGACATGACGTTTCCACAGGACATGGTCCAGCGGCTGCTCAAGCACGACAAAGAGATTGTGGCTGCCAACTGTGCCAGACGCAGAATGCCCACCGGCCCAACCGCCCAAAACTATGACGCTGAAGGCAAGCGCCAGGCAGTCTTTACCATGCCAGAATCCACTGGATTAGAAGAGGTGGGAAGCATTGGCACTGGCATAATGCTGATCAAGCGCGAGGTGTTTGAGGGCATGAGCGAGCCATGGTTTGATATGCCATGGCAGACCACACGGGGCTACATGGGAGAAGATGTGTTCTTTTGTAAGAAAGCTCAAGAGCTGGGTTACAAGGTCTACATCGACCATGACGTTTCAAAGGAAATTGGCCACATTGGCACATTTGAATTTCGCCATGAACACACTTGGATTGTGAAAGAAGAGATGGAAAAAGAGGCCCAATAATGGCACTGACTACATACGCGGAACTGAAGACATCCATTGGTGACTGGCTGAATCGGTCAGACCTGACTTCTGTCATTCCTGACTTTATCTCTCTGGCCGAGGCACAAGTGGAGCGAACACTGCGCACCAGGCAGATGATCGTCAGGGCCAATGCGTCTTTTGATGCGCAATATGGCGCTGTGCCAAGCGACTTTCTTGAGACCAAATCTTTAAAGCTCACAAGCACAAACCCCCAGACCCCATTGCAGTTTTTGAGTATTGATGCCTTGGACAATGAGGCGACTAATTACACTGGCAGTGGCAAGCCCAAATTCTTTGGTGTGGTCGGTGGCCAATTCCGCATTGTCCCGACACCAGACGCAAACTACACGACCGAGCTAACTTATTACGCAAAGTTGGCAAAGTTATCAAATGCCAACACCAGCAACTGGCTTTTGGCTTCAAGTCCTGATATTTATCTGTATGGAGCATTGCTCCAGGCTGCCCCATACTTGCAAGATGATGCGAGAATCCAGACATGGGCAACGCTCTATGAGCGAGCCTTAAATGACGCGCAAACTGCCGATGATCGCGGTGCATCTTCTGGTGGTGCATTACTGACCCGTGCAAAGACTTTTGGATAAGGACTAGACCATGTCATCTTTTAGCGACTACACCGAAAACCTAGTTTTAAATTTTCTATTCACAACGAACACGGCCACGCGCCCCACTGCTTGGTATGTTGGCCTTTTCACGGCTGCACCGAGCGACACGGGTGGCGGCACTGAGGTGTCTGGCAGTGGCTACGCACGGGTAGTGACTGGCACGATCTCCGGCTCTGGCACTGCCACGACATTCACCAATGCAGCGGCCATCGAGTTTGCAGCTGCCAGCGGTGGAAACTGGGGATCAGTCGGCTGGGCAGGCATCTTTGATGCAAGCACATCAGGCAATCTTTTAGCCTGGGCGCCATTGACCACAGCGCGCACCATCAATGATGGCGATGTCTTGCGCATTCCAGCCACATCCTTGAGCATCACTTTGGCCTGATATGGCAACCTATGGATCGGGGAATTTTGGTGTTGGCCAATACTCTGATCCGAGGGTAGGCTACGGCTACGGCTCTTACGGCAAGGGCAATTACTCCAGAGGTACATTTGAGCCTCAAATAATTATTTCAGACACCAGCACTATGGTGGTGTCTGGTAGAACTATATCAAACGCCCAATTTGAGATTTTTGACCAGTCCACTATGGCGGTGGCTGCCGTCAGGTATGTGTCTGCTGCAATAGCAATTACATCCACCAGCACAATGGTGGTCAATGCCAATAAGACATTAAGTGGCGCTTTCTCAATAACTGGCACAAGCACCATGGCCGTGGCGGCCAATAGGCTGACAACTGCATCAGCCGCAATCAGTGACACAAGCACCATGGCCGTGGCTGGGGTGCGTTATGCGGTGGGTGCAGCCGCCATCAGTGACACTAGCACCATGGCGGTGGCTGGCCTCAGATACGCCATTGGCGCGGCCAGCATCATAGACACATCGACACTGACAGTCGGCACAAGTATTCTTGGCAATTCTGGTTTTGCCATTATTGGCACAAGCACTTTGGTGGTCAATGCGCAGCGCAGGCAGCCTGGTGCAATTGCATTTACAGAATCGTCATCCATGGCGGTCAATGCAAGACTAAAATGGGTAGCAGAAAGTGACACGGCAGAAAGTTGGTCTGGGATATCTGATAATTCAGAAACTTGGACACCAATCTCTGACCAGTCAGAAACATGGACTGCAATTAGTGATTCAAGTGAAACTTGGACTCCAATTGCTGATAATAGTGAATCTTGGCAAATTGCCGCATGAGGTGAAAAATGGCTGATACAACCACCACGAATCTATTGCTGACCAAACCCGAAGTTGGTGCATCCACCGACACCTGGGGAACGAAGATCAATTCAGACCTAGATAGCATTGACGCATTGTTTGATGCCGGTCCAGTGCTGAAGGTCGCAAAGGGTGGCACAGGTGTTGGAACCAGTACAGGTTCTGGCAACAATGTTTTATCTACAAGCCCTACTTTAGTCACGCCAATTCTTGGTACGCCAACATCTGCAACACTTACAAATGCAACTGGTTTGCCTTTAACTACTGGAGTTACAGGAACACTTCCTGTTGCTAATGGGGGTACTGGCATTACATCTTTAGGGGCTAATGTTGCCACTTGGCTTGGAACACCAACAAGCGCAAATTTAATTTCGGTTGTTTCTGATGAAACTGGTTCAGGATCTTTGGTGTTTGCTACATCACCAACTTTAGTTACACCTGTTTTGGGAACACCATCTAGTGGAACATTATCTTCTTGCACAGTAGATGGAACAGATGCTGTGGGCTTTAGAAATATTCCTCAAAACAGTCAATCAGCCGCATATACATTAGTTTTGGCTGATGCAGGAAAACACATCTTTCATCCAGTTGGTGACAACAACGCAAGGACATTCACAATCCCTGCCAATAGTTCTGTGGCCTACCCCATTGGCACAGCAATCACGTTTATAAATATGGCTGCGGCAAACGTCACGATTGCTATTACGACAGACACATTAACTTTATCTCCAGCAGGCACAACAGGTTCACGAACCCTTGCTCAAAATGGGTCGGCAACTTGTATCAAAATTACATCAACATCTTGGTTAATTTCTGGGAGTGGTTTGACATGAGTGGCGCTTTACAAGCTATTTTTCAAAATCAAAGAAGTTTTTCTTCATTGCCCGCTATTGGCGCAGCCTATGAAGGTGGTTTTTTTGCTGGTCGAATTTCAACTGCTGGTAATGGAACGGCTGATTTTGCATTAGTTGTTGGCCCATATTCAAGTGCACAAAGCGTAAAGCAATGGAAAACAACTAAAACCGCAACAACTGGAACACAATCTAGAATTGATGGGCCTACAAATACTAACAACATGAATAACGCTAGTCATCCAGCGGCTCAATTCTGTAAAGGTCTAAGCATTGGTGGATACACAGATTGGTATATGCCAGCCGCAAATGAACTTGAAGTTTGTTATTTCAACTTAAAACCCGCTACGGCAGGAAACAATACTAACTCTGGAATAAATCCTAATGCTGTACCAGCGAGAGCTAGTAATTATACAACTGGTAATCCAGCTCAAACATCTGCTACTAATTTTAGAACTGGTGCAGCAGAAGATTTTGACGACACAATCTATTGGTCTAGCTCAGAAAATCCTAATTTTTCACAAAAATATTCTTATAGTCAAAATATGTTTAATGGCGCACAACAAGAATATGACAAGGATCAATCTCAGCGTGTAAGGGCTATTCGCAGAATTGCTATTTAAGGTAAAGTATGAAATACATTTGCGTAACAGAAGTTGATGCAGTAACCAAGATACCTTGCACAGTAGAACCACAGCGTACTGGCCCATCAATGCCATCTGTTAAAGGTCTAACGCATATCTGGCAAGACAAGTCAACATGGCCTATTGATTTGGCATCTGATGGAACTTATTTGAGAGCGCCTAAGTATTATGCAACTTGCGATGATGATGCAGATACAAATATTGTCGGTGTTTTGCAAGAATTGACTGAAGATGAATTTAATACATTGAGGGCTGCTGAACTTGAAGCTCGTAGACCATATCCTTCTTGGATTGGTTACTTAGACACAATGACATGGGCAGCGCCAGTAGCAAGGCCAGCAGATGCAATTATGAATGGTGGCAATGTGCGTTACCAATGGGATGAGGCCGTAGTAAATTGGGTTGCACAGACATGAAAGAGTTTTTCTTTATCTCTGGTTTACCGAGATCGGGATCAACACTTTTATCGTCTATTTTGCGCCAGAACGATGAGTTCTACGCAGATATTACCTCGCCAGTACAAGGATTGGTGCAGTCAACAATCAATGTTCTTACTGCAAGCGAAAGCAATTATTTAATTGATGAAAATAAACGCAAGGGCATCTTGCTCTCTTTATTTAACGCTTATTATGAATCTGTCAGTCAAAAGACAGTATTTGACACGAATAGAGGATGGACTGCAAAAACATCTTTGTTAAAAGACCTATTTCCTCAGACCAAGATCATTTGTTGTGTGCGTGATTTGCCTTGGATACTAGATAGTTTTGAGCGTATTGCTTCCAAAAATTCTTTGTATGGTGCAAGCCTGACAGACGATGAGTCTAGGCAGACAGTTACAACAAGATGCGATGCGCTGATGGATGTGAAAAAGGAAGGCCAAGTAGTCAAGCCTTATTACTTTTTAGAAGAAGGTTTACTGTTAAACCCAGACATGATTATGTTGGTGGAATACGAATCTTTATGCAAACAGCCAGAGAGCGTGATGCGTGAGATTTATGGGTTTATTGGCAAGCCTTATTTTGAACATGATTTTAAAAATGTAGAATATGAAAACGAAGTGTTTGATAAATCATTGAACATGAAAAATTTGCATACAGTTAGAAAAGAAGTTACATGGCAAGAGCGCCCGTCAATTTTGCCTAAATCGGTTTGGGATAAATATGGTGGTAAAGAGTTCTGGCGTAAACCAGCACCAGAGTTTTCAATGAAACAACTGTATAAGGTCAAGGGATGAAACGCATATTGATTATGGGATTGCCTGGTGCTGGTAAAACTTACCTAGCGCAGAACATTCTTGAGCATTTGCAAAACAACCGCAAAACAGTCATGTGGCTGAATGCTGATGATGTGCGTAAGAAATACAACGATTGGGATTTCTCTCATGAAGGCCGTATTCGACAGAGTCTGCGTATGCGTGATCTTGCTGACAGCTACGATGTGGATTATGTGATCTGCGACTTTGTTGCACCATTGGTTGAGATGCGTAACAATTTTAAAGCCGATTGGACTGTCTGGGTTGACACCATTAAGCAAGGCCGCTTTGAGGATACCAACAAGGTATTTGTTGCACCAGAGCAGTATGACTTTAGGATTACTGAGCAAAATGGTGAGAAGTGGGGCGAGTTCATTGCCGCCCACATTTTGGACAACCGCCAACGCCCTGTCTTTGATTGGCAGAAAGAAACTGTCCAGATGCTTGGCAGATGGCAACCTTGGCACGAAGGCCATCGTAAATTGTTTGAAAGAGCCTTGGCTAAAACTGGTCAGGTAGTTATCCAGATTAGAGACTGTCAAGGTTGGAACGGCTCAAACCCGTTTGCGGCTAATCAAGTTAAAGAATTTATCAAGCGTGATCTAGACCCTTTATACCAAGGTCAGTACGAAATACAACTTGTGCCTAATGTGGTTAACATCACTTATGGTAGGGATGTTGGATACAAGATTGAGCAAGAGTCTTTTGACGATGCTACACACGCTATCTCAGCAACCAAGATACGCAAAGAAATGGGCATAGGTTGAGTCATGGAAAACGAAGTCACCCACAAGCAAATCTACGACAGGCTGATTGAAGTCGAAAGTAAGGTGGATAGCATAGACAAGAACACCAAAGGTCTTGTAGAGGCTTTTGATGCCTTGCAAGGTGCTTTTAAAGTCTTGGGATGGGTGGCCTCTGCTGCCAAGCCTATTCTGTGGGTGGCAGGGTTAATCATGGCAGCTGGTGCAGTCTGGCAGACTTGGATTAAAAAATGAAAGACTGGGCTGTGGCTTTTACTAGCGCAGTCCTTTTTTGCATTACTGTCGTCTGGTGTTTTTACATCATCGTTTGGGCTATGACGTGAAATGGGTGGCTGCACTTGTTTTAGTTCTAGCACTTCACTCCACAGGCAAAGACCTATGTAGTGTTCGTGAGTTTTACTCAATTGCCTGGGGCATTCATGACCCGACCGAGAGGCACAGAAAAATGGTTGAGTGGCTTACAAAACATCAGACATTGTGCAAAAGTACAGACTTTATTGTTATCTGGAATAACTTGAGTGAGTGGGGTGGAACTGCTGATTCGCATGACATAAGAGCATTGGTAATTAGCGGATATAAAAACGCAATACAGAGGGAAAAGTAATGGATGCAATACGCCTTTTTCCTATGATTCGCCCATCTGGTTATCCTGACAAGACTGATGCAGCAGAGCGCAGAATTGAAAAACATCAAGAAGAATATCGTGCTTTATTGGAACAAAAGAAAGTGCAAGATAAAATCCAAGATATAACATTTGAGCTATATGTTAAGAAGGCTGAACAAAACAAGTTAAGGCTTGAGATATTCCAAAATCGTAAACTAGACCTTTATGTGTGAGGATGTATGGAAGACGTTAAATCAAGACTAACTTTCTATGTGACCTTTATGGTCAGTTTTACTTTGTGCATATCTGTACTTGCAATGATGACTGCTTTTGTTCTTGGTCTTTGGGCTAAAGAAGTTGATAACGCTGAAATCTTTAAACTGTTAAGCCCTGCATTTCAGACGATTATTGGTGGATTTATTGGGTTATTGGCTGGTGTGAAACTGTCGCATGATGACGACAAAAAAGGATGTAAAAATGCTTGATATTCTTTCCGGTGGCCTTTTAGGCTCCATCTTTGGCGGTATTTTCCGCATGGCCCCAGAGGTCTTGAAATACTTTGACAAGGCCAATGAACGAAAACACGAACTGAATATGTTTGCGCGCCAATGTGACCTGGAGCAAATGCGCGGCCAAATGAAACTTGCAGAGATTGGCGCTCAACGTGAAGCAGCTGTCGATGTGGGTGTCATGGATGCCTTTAACAGCGCCATTCAGCAGCAGGCCGACATGGTCAAGGCAGCCGGTGGATGGGCCGCATCTTTATCCGCATCGGTCCGGCCCGTGGTCACATACTGGGTTTTGTTTGTGTGGAGCTTTATCCATGTCTGGTTTGCATGGAATGCCTGGCTTGCTGGCGCTCTGCCAATAGAGGTGTTCAAGACAATGATGACTCCAGACTTCTCAGCCTTACTGGCTGGGACAATCAATTTCTGGTTTCTTGATCGCACATTGGCCAAGAGGGGCTTATGAACTTAGAGCTGGCTGCTGCCCTTTGCCGCCAGTTTGAGGGCTATCGGGCCAAGCCCTATCTTTGTCCAGCTGGTGTGGCCACCATTGGCTATGGATCGACCTATTACGCTGACAAGCGCAAGGTGACATTGGAAGACTCACCAATGGATGAGCCAACGGCCAGAGCTTTGCTGATGATTGAGCTAGAGCATACCTATTTGCCAGGGGCATTAAGGAACTGCCCCGTATTGGCCACAGACGAAAGAAAGTGCAATGCCATTGTTGACTTCTGCTACAACTTAGGCATTGGCCGGCTCCAGACATCCACTTTAAAGAGAAAAATCAATGCCGGTGACTGGGAAGGCGCTCAAGAGCAGCTCATGCTCTGGACCAAGGGTGGGGGCAAAGTTTTGCCTGGTCTATTGAAGCGCAGAAAAGCTGAGTGCTTGCTTTTAAATTAAATTGACATAAAAGTCATATAAGGTGTTGATATGTCAAACATTCCTACACCAGAAGACTCAGCGCTTTTCGCACAAAGTGTGCGGAAATGGCAGCAAGTGCTTAATCTTGGCGACTGGCGCATCGAGAGGGGATCGAAGCCTGCAAAGAATGCCATGGCCTCAGTCGAATTTAATGAAGGGGCCAGACTGGCCACATATCGTTTGGGTGACTTTGGTGCGGAAAAAATTACTCAGGAATCTTTAGACCAGACGGCTCTGCATGAGCTGCTTCATGTCTTTTTGCATGACCTTATGACTGTGGCCCAAGACCCAAAATCTTCTCAGGAAGAAATTGAAGTCCAGGAGCATAGGGTGGTCAATCTTTTGGAAAAGCTGTTAATTAAGGATTCTCATGGGCGCACATAACGAAACGTGTAGTGACATGGAGTTCATCCAGTTATGGGGTCAACTTCAATCTGCCACAAAAATAGCTAAATATTTAGGAATAAATAACAGGGCGGCTCATTTACGCAGACGTTGGATTGAAAAGCAATACAACATGGTACTTAACGCAAGTGACTTGCGTGGTATGCAATACGATAAAAATAAACCTAAGTCATTCAGTCCACTAAAGCAAGTTGAGCTTGGAATGCTGGATGGCACTGTGATCGTTTTCTCTGATGCGCACTTTATACCTGGTCAAAGGTCCACGGCCTTTAAAGGCTTACTGTGGGCCATTCAAGAATTTTCCCCCCAGGTTGTGATCTGCAATGGAGACGCCTTTGACGGGGCTTCAATAAGCCGCCATGATGTGACTGAACAACCAGCGACTACTGTCATTCAAGAACTAAAGGCTTGCCAAGGTGCATTGGGTGAAATCGAGGAGGTGGCCAAAGCAGCAAGGCACAATGTAAAGCTACTGTGGACATGGGGTAATCACGATGTTAGATTTGGCAATCGTTTAGCGCAACACGCACCACAATTTAAAGAGGTATTGGGGTTTAAGCTGACAGACCACTTTCTTGATTGGGACTTCTGCTGGGCAGTGTGGCCCACTGAGCAGTGCATCATCAAGCACCGATACAAGGGGGGAATTCATGCCACCCACAACAACACTGTGAATGCTGGGGTCTCGATAGTGACTGGCCATTTACATTCACTCAAAGTCACTCCATTTGCTGACTATAACGGGAACAGATTTGGGGTCGATACCGGAACATTGGCAGAGACTGATGGGCCGCAATTTACCTATGCCGAAATCAATCCAGCCAATCATCGATCAGGCTTTGCGGTGCTGAACTTCTTTAATGGTCGATTGCTTTGGCCAGAGCTGGTCCACAAGTTTGATGAAGATCAGATTGAATTTCGGGGTGAGGTCATCGATGTAGGTGCATTTTGAGCGCCTGGCTGATCATTCTGACTGGCGCGATCTATGCCTACATTGCTGGGGAGCAGCTCTTTAAAGGCAATCCGCACATGGCGGTGGTCTATGCAGGCTATGCTTTCTCAAATGTGGGGCTGTACTTGATGGCCAAGTAAGCCCCATCAGGAATCAAACTTCTGTGATTTCTTCTTCTTCAGTGTCTTCAAAGTCTTCCTCATCAAGGTCAATTGCTTCATATTCAACTGCCCAGCCGTGTTCTTCTTGAAAAGCAATGAAATCTTTGATGATCTCAATTTTGTCGAAATCCCACGTTTCAATTGTAATTTTCTCACTTTCGTTAAAACCTAATTCCATTTCAAATTTCATGACATTCCCCAGTTAAAGCAGCCGATTGCTGCAAAATTATCGTAGTCCGATTTTGTGTCAATGAAAAGTCTTATCTATTGGGGGCTGTTTAGGGCAAAATTGGGTCATGGCAAGCCAAACACAACAACTTGAGAATCCAGCTCCACCAGGACTCGGTTATCCGACCGAGACCTATGAGCGCAGGCATTTCAACGAAAACAATGGTGCATTGACTGTTTACTTTAAAAAACTGTCATTTGTGCTGGGGTCTCTGTTTGGACCAAGGGGTGGCCGGTTTATGAATAACCCTTATGGGGCTTTTCAAGATTCGACCGACCAAGTGGCTGCCAACACCACCACGGCCTATGCGGTCACATTCAACACGACAGATTTTTCCAATGGTGTGACAATGGCCAGTGGGTCCAGAATCACTGTGGCCGATGCCGGAATCTGGAACTGTCAGTTTTCCATTCAACTAAAAAACACCACAAACGATGGTCAAGATGTGGATATCTGGTTTCGCAAAAATGGGACAAATATTGCCAATTCAAACAGCAGATTTCACTTGTCACAAAGAAAATCGGCAGGCGACCCTAGCCATATCATTGCTGCATTGAACTTTTTTGTAAGTATGAATTCAAACGATTACATTGAAATTATGTGGAGAACTGAAAACACTGGTGTAAGTATTGAGCATTTTGGGACAAGCACAAGCCCAACACGGCCAGCAGTACCATCAGCCATTGTCACAATGAGCTTTGTCTCAAACATTACCTAAATACTGCCATGTACATACCACTCAAATTGCCCCCAGGTGTTTTCCGAAATGGTACTGAATACCAGGCAGCAGGCCGCTGGTATGACGCAAACCTAGTGCGCTGGTATGAGGGGACACTCAGGCCCATCAATGGATGGCGTACCAGGTCAAGCTCACAGATGTCTGGCTCATGCCGAGGCATCATCACTTGGCGCGATAACAGTGGAAACCGATACATTGGCGCTGGAACGCATAGCAAGCTCTACGCCATGAATGAGGCTGGAACACTCAAAGACATTACGCCAACGGGCTTCACCAGTGGCTACGCAAGCTCCACAACCCTCACCGGCTATGGATACAGCACCTATGGCACGTTTGCCTATGGTGTGGCGCGGCCTGACACCGGCACACCCATCCCTGCCACCACCTGGTCACTTGATACATGGGGCGAGTATTTGATTGCTTGCTCTAGCACCGATGGCAAGCTCTATGAGTGGCAATTGGGGTTTGCAACGCCTACCAAGGCAGCGGCAATTACCAATGCACCAGTTAACAACAAGGCGGTTTTAGTCACCCAAGAGCGCATTATCTTTGCCCTTGGCGCTGGTGGAAACCCACGCAAGGTGCAGTGGTGCGACCAAGAGAACAATACCCTTTGGACACCAGCAGGCGACAACCTTGCAGGCGACTATGACTTGGCAAGCCCTGGCACATTGATCGCTGGCAAGCGGGTCAAAGGTGTAAACCTACTCTTTACAGATGTGGATGTTCACACGGCCCAGTATGTTGGCGCCCCATTTGTCTATGGCTTTGAGAAGGCTGGCTCTGGCTGCGGTCTGATTTCAGCCCAAGCGGTGGCGGCCATTGATACGGCAGCCATTTGGATGTCACGCGCAGGCTTTTGGATATATGACGGCTATGTCAAGCCATTGCCAAGTGATGTGTCAGATTACATCTTTGACAACATCAACTATGCCCAAGCCTCCAAAATCTATGCGGTCCATGTCAGCAAATTTGGCGAAATCTGGTGGTATTACCCAAGTGCATCGAGTAATGAGAACGACTCTTATGTGACTTTCAACTACCGCGAAAACCACTGGAACATTGGCACATTGGCCAGAACTGCTGGGGTCGATGCCGGAGTGTTTACCTATCCCTTGATGGTTTCAACCGATGGCTACATCTATGAGCATGAGGTCGGTTTTAACTATGACAGTGCCAGCCTCTACGCTGAAAGTGGCCCAGTCCAACTTGGCAATGGCGACAACATCATGTCGGTGCGTCAGGTCATTCCCGATGAGCAGACTTTGGGTGAGGCAGTGGTTTCATTTAAAACCCGAAACTACCCAACTGGCACTCAATCGTCATTTGGACCATACACGGCAGCCAACCCAACTTCAGTGAGGTTTTCTGGCCGTCAAGTCAATATGAAGGTGACTGGCAACACTTTGGCCGACTGGCGCATTGGGGTGATGAGGCTTGATGCCGTGCCAGCTGGTAAGCGATGAGCGACCAAGAACATTTGGAGAGGCTACGCCATCATGTGGAGGCTGCCTTAGAATACAGTGGAGGCAC